GCTAATAGGCGCTGTGATCGCTGGTATGCCCTGTATTGACTCGCGTGCCATACGGTCAGCCGTGCGCGTGTCAGCCGTAACCGCTGTGCCACCACTAGCAGCGCCGCCACCAATACGGCCTAACGATACTCTTGACAATTTTGGAATGTCTTTAAACGGGTTAATTAAATTCATGCCGTCAATTATTGTGTTTGTCATTCCAATATGAGCGTTTGCAACCATTTCAAAACCCGAAATTAAACTGTTCAAAACAAAATTTACGCCGTTTCTAAATTGTTCGAATTTTGTGTAAGCAACCGCAAGCGTTGTGACAAGTGCGGCAATACCTACCGCGATTAACGTAAACGGGTTTGCCGCCATCGCAAAATTGACTGCCAAAATAGCGGTCGCAATACCAGCGATCGTGCCGGCAACAATTTTAAACGCTTTAGGGTTCTCGACTGCCCACGCTGCAAATGCTTTTAACGGTGGCAAAATTGCTTGCACAACTGGTAACAAACCTTTGCCGATCTCAATTTGCAAGTTTTGTAACTGTGCTTTAAGTATGCGTTGACTGTTCGCAAGACCGTCGCTAGTCCTGCCGAAGTCGCCCTGTGCTGCGGTTGTTTGTTTGTAGATTACGTTTTGCGCTGCAAGTATTTTTTGTTGCGCGGTCAATGCACCGTTGCCGTCATAGATACCAAGTTCAAGCGCCGCAGTTTTTAATGTTGCGTCATTAAGTAGCACGCCAAATTTGCGTAACGGTTCTGCCTCGCCTCGAAGCGCTGCACCTATCGCATTGACCGCTTCTTCAGGGCTTGTATTATTAAACGACGCAAGATCGCTAGCGAGAGCCGTAAAATCGTTGCTAAATTTTGCAAGTTCAGTACCTCCTAGACCAGCCGCTTTACCAAACGTGCCAAACGTACCAGCCGCTTGTAAAACGGCGTTTTGTGATTGACCTAACGCGGTCGCCGCGGTCTTGGCAAAGTTCTCAATTTCCTTTGCACCCTCACCAAAGATCACGTTGACTTTGCTTAAATTTTCCTCAAGGTCTGACGCTGCCGATATCGCTGGGCCTGCTGCTGCCGCTAAACCTGCGAGCGCTGCCGCTGCCGGTATTGCTGCCTTCTTGATTGCAAATTGTGCTTTTTCGCCTGCGGTTTCAAGTTGCTTAAATTCTTTGATCGCTTTGTTAATGCCCTTGCCGTCGTACTCACTAATGATTGGAATAGATAAAGCCATGACTAAATCTCTCGTTGCACTTCGCGAATAGTTTTAACGATCATCTTTTCCATCTCGGCTTCAATACCGCGACGTGCTTTATAGACGGCTGACCCGATAAGTCGAGTGCGACCAGCACCAACAAAACCAAGTGCGTTGCCTAACTTGTTTGAGTTAGCGCGCCCTGCTGTCTCAAAGATTGCTGCCGCCGGGTCTTTTTGCTCAATAAGAATTACGCCGACGGCGTTGCGTCGAGTGTCAAATCTCATGCGTACGCCGCTAATCGCTTTGGCGACGGTAAACGGAAATAGTTTCCGGTTGCGTTGTGTCCACCCGTATTGCATACCTGACAACGGCACGCTTTTGTAAACGGCTTTAGCGGCGTTAATCGCTGGCTGTGCAATAGCGGTTGCGTCAGCCTTAAAATCTTTTTGCAACTGTGGGTCAATTTTACGCAAATTGTTTATTGCCTGTTTAACGCCGACCACCTCACAAGTTGTTTTAACTGGCATGCGCGTCACCTCTTTTGCTTATTTAATACTGTAATCACCGTGTGTAGGTCGCGCGTGTCAAACTCGATATTCGTAGGCCAGTACCCTGTTGCGACTAACAGTTCTGCTAGTTGCCGTCGGTAACTGCCTACGCCGTAAGGTTTGGGTCTGTCTCGTCAATCGCCTCAATAAGCATGTTTGGGTTTTCTCGTACCCATTCGCGATATGTTGCCGGCATTTTGTCGCCGCGTAGTTTTAGCAAATGGTATGCCCAGCAAACTAGATCGCTGTATCCGATACCTTTGCCGTCACTTGTTTTGCGACCCTCGGTGCGCTCCCATTCGCAAATAACAAACATGTTGGTTGTTAATTCGATTGGGCCTTGACCGTCGGCTAGATCAACTTTTAGTTTTAGTCTCATTTGTGCTTGTCCTGTTCTCGGCCAGTTATGGCACGTGTTATGGGGTTACGTCAGCGACGTATGTGCCACCCATGAACTCAACGTCATAGGTTGACAACTCGCCTAGGGTTGCGTTGACAACTGGTAACGCGCCTAAGTATGTGTTTGTTAATTCAAACGCCGGGTTAGTCGCACTTACTGCTGCGTTAACTGGGGTTACACGGATAAAACATTTGGTGCCGACAAGTGCCGACAAAGTTGCGTAACTTTCTGACGACGCATACGACGCATACAAAGTAAGCGTTGCGCTGTTTGACTGCAACCCTGCTGTGTTTGTTCTTGCGGTGCTACCGAAGGCGGTGTCCTCAAGTGCCTCAACGTTGAAATTTACGACGCATGACGAAACTTGGTCGGTGATATCCGTGACCGAACCGCTTGACGCGCCCACTTCGACTTTTGGGTTGCTTAGGTAAGTGCTAGTTGCCATTTGTGTTACTCCTTAGGTGTCTGTAATAGTTTTACCATATCGCAACCGTGGCCGTGTGTATGCTCAGGCTGTTTGCGCTTGCATGCCTACCGCTAGGTCATAACACGGATATTCTTGACCGCCTATGTCGAGTGTGCCGGGGCGACCCGACATGACGATTATTGCTGAGCCAAGCACCGTTGCGCTGATCTGTAGTATTTCGCGCAACACGGGTAGCCCTGCTGGGCCACTACCAACAACTTTGATCGGGAAGTCCATTCGTACGATGTTGCCGTTGCCAGCGATTGTTGTAAAACTTGGTGCTTGCATAAACACGCAATTTGGCACGAGTTTTGTCGGGTCGTTGACTACGCGCAAACCCGTGACGGCCGTGAGCGTTGCGGTCAGGTCGTCGATCGCCTCGTTAAATAAATCTGTGTATGGTGCAGGCACTATGCCACCGCAGGTCGGTCAATACCTAACAACTGTTTAACGATCGGTGTCAATGACTGTTGCGGTGCTGTACCCATGTTGTCAAACGACGCAAACACGTTTTCAAGACTGCCTCGACTACGCCATAGCGCTGCCGCATACATGAGAGTGCCTAGCGTTACGTCACCTGACGGGCTAGTAGTCAAATTATCGTTGTAGCCTGCCTCAGCACGTCGGCGACTGCAGAACTGGTTCGAAGCCGATACTGCTTGCGTAATTAGCGTGTAATCATCTGACGGGTTAGTAATCGACACACCCAAATAGGTGACTAGGTTTGCGGCCGTAATCCAACTGCAGGTAGGTGTGAAACTCACGCTGCCGGTGTAGATCGCCGTAAAATCAACGTCGCTACCTGTGCAAGCAAACAACAACTGGTTTGATATTGTAATCGTTTCGTCAAAAAACCATTCGCCAGTTGTGCTGTCAACGCCCGTGTACTTGTACTGTGGGCATTTCAACACGGTAAAAGTGCCGTTAAACGGTGCGCCTAACGACCCGACAACTACGCTGTCGCCAACCTGTATGTCGGTCGGCTCGAGCGTAGATATGCAGGCGTAGTTATCTAGTAACTGTTTGCTGGCCGTTAGATATGTCGCCATAAGCGGTTTGTCCGCTTACGACTAAGCAACGACGATGTATTTGACCATGTCGGCGTCGGCAATAAATGTTGCTACGTAACCGTAGTAACTAAATGTGCGACCCAACGTGCCCGGTACTTCAACTGACATAATGCCTTTAACTTGTTCGTAGAACTCGCAAGCCGAGCCTCGAGCAACGTACAAACTGCCTGCTGCAAAGTTGCGATCGGCAACCAAGTTAAGACCAAACGGGTTAAAGGTGTTTGCAACCGTGATATTTGCTGAGCCAATGCCGTTTACGCCCATCAAACCCGATACTGCTGTGTACGGGAAAATTGGTCGCTTGTCTGCGTCTAACTGTGCGCCAAGTTTTTGCCATACGTCAGGTGATACAAACACGTGATCAGGCAAAAAGTTTGTTGCATTCAAAATGTCAGTTGCCGCGTCGTACATTGCTGCAATCAGCGATGACGGATCGTTTGCTGTAACTGTCCATGTCGAGCCTGACGCGCTTGCACCAGCGGTAATAGCGTCTGCTGCGACGTTGTCGCTAGCAAACATATATTGACCGACGAGGTCTTGCATAATGATTTGCATTGCACCCGGCGACGTAAAGTCAATGTCTTGCACCGACAAAGTGACTTGGCCTGCAAGCGTTGTTTTTGTAACAACGTTTGAAGCGATCACAGGTGTCGTTGCCGATACTGGATTTAGTTCAGGTGATTGTGCTGCGACGCTTGGGTGTGTTGTCCAAGTTGGTCGAATGAATGTTTTGCTGTTGCCGCCGTCTGGCATTGCTCGAGCGCCGATCGCTGCAACAACTGGTCGGTTGTAGTTCAAGTCGGCAAAAACTGGCCCGAGAACTGGTACTGGCAACAAACCGGGTGTGTCAGTAGTGAGCGTGTCACCTGCGGCTGCTTGCAATGCTGACTGATTTGCTTTAGCAAATTCTTGTGCTGCTGCTGCAACGTTGCGGAATGTTTCGCCACCAATGTGCATAGCGGCC